CGTCAAGTGATGAATCAAATACTTCATCCATAATCAGCAAGTTGGTGTTCACCGAATTCTTGAGTCGTGCAACTTCTCTCCAAGTAAAGAGTAACGAAAGGTCAATTCTCATTTTCTCACCTTCACTAAAGGAGGAGTATGAGAAGTGTTCGTGAATTGGTGATTCAACAGTTTCATTAAATTCTCCATCAAGTTTAAAGTTGATGTAGAAATCCATCATCTGCAGATAACGATTTACTTGCTGATTAATAAACGGAAGATATTTCTTAATGATCTTCGTTTTTACGCCATCGTCCTTGAGTAAGGAATAGGCAAAATCGTAATGTACGATTTCTTGTTTTTTGTCTGAGAGGTCTTCTATTGTCTTTTGGAGATTTTCTCGAAACTCTTCTAGTTTCTCATGTTCAGTATTTCGGTTTTGTAGGTTACTGGCAATAGTTTGAATTTCATGTTCAAGATCTCTGATTTGTCTCTGGTTGAGACTAATCCGAGTATTGTTTTGAGAAATGCCATGCGTTAACTTCGTAATCTCCTGAGATAGTGCAATAAACTGACGCTCTCTTTCTTGTTCAGACTTAATTGTTTTCTCAAGTTCTGCATAACCATCTTTAAGTTCCTTTGCCTTATTTTGAGCATCACTAATTCTATTTACACGAAACTCTTCTTCAATCTCCTGTGTGCAGGTGGGGCATACCGTATTTTCGGTAAAAAACTTATGTTCTTTGGTAATTGTACTTACCTTTTGAGAGAGTTTTCCCTTAAGATTGTTAAGCTTTACTAACTTATCTCCGGCATTCATAACCTCTTCTTGTTCTTTGGTAAACTTATGGATTTCTTCTTCTGTTCTGGCATTTTCTAACATATAAACACCAACTTCACCATCTAACTTGGCAATCTTTTCTTTATTGGTATTAATATTGGCATTACCACGATTCTCAAGTTCTTCAATGAACTCTTGTTGCATCTTCATCTTATCTTTGAGGGTATCTTTCTTCAAAGACAAAGACTTAACTTGATCCTTCTTCTCCCTCATCTTATCTTTCAACAATCCATTCATTGCCGAGAAGATACGAATATCCAACAAATCCTCAATCACCTCACGACGATTTGATGTCGTCAATTGCATAAAAGGTACAAAGGTACTGCTACCCAAAATTACAATCTGTGTGAAAGACTTATAATTTACCTTTAGAATATTTTCTTCCAAGATGCGTTGATTAGCACGATCATCTGCTTCCTTATGAAGAAGATTTCCATTCACTTCAATATCAAAAATATTTGGTTTAATTCCACGACGAACCAAATATTCTCTCCCATTCACATCAAACTCAATCTCCACAACACAATCTCTCTCGTTAGTTGTGTTGACTAGTTGAGGTTTATTAATCTTACGAAATGGCTTATTAAACAAAACAAAAGTAAGTGCATCTAACATCGTAGATTTACCAGCACCATTTGTCCCGACAATCAAATTTGTATGATGTTGTTGAAAATCAATTTCAGTAAACTGATTGCCAGATGAAAGAAAGTTTTTATATTTAATCTTCTTGAAGGTTATCATTCTTAGGAGGAATTACAATGTCATTAGGGGTGATCACGGCGTACTTGTAGTTGTAGTGTTTACAAGTTTTGATTGCTAGGGCATCGTCCACCTCTACGATGGCCATTATAGCATCTTCTTGGTCTTCCAGCATCATAGCATATCTTTCGGCATCATCCTCCTCTTCAAACAAAAACAAAACTTTATGTCCATACTTGTCTTGGACGGCGTATGCTCCGTCATCTCTGTTGTCTTTGAGTGTGAGGAGATACATTACTCTACTTCGCAAGCTTGTCTGTATAAATCCTGAAAAATACCTTTAATAATACTTTTATCAAACTCAAATTCAGATTCATCAATATATCGATTTAAAATTGAAATTGTATTTTCTTCTTCATCAACTTCAAATTCTTCAGATTCATGAATGTCAAAGTTTTCTACAATTTTAAGTTCCTGAACTCCAACGGAGTGAAGTTTATCAATAAACTTTTCAAAATCTTTCGGGTTTGATTTTTTACGAACAATAACTTTTACAATTTTACTCTCATATTCTGAAGCATTAAAAAGTTTGTAATTGGTATCCTCATAATAGATGTTATGAAATAATTTATAAGGATTATTAATTGGAGTCAGGGTGAGGGTTTCCGTATCAAATATATGAAATCCTCTAGTGTCGTTGACATCCGTCCAATACATCTCATAAGGATTTCCTAGGTATGAGATTCTTCCGTCAGACGATCGAGTGTGATAGTGTCCCGAGAAGACATGATCGAACTTCTCAAATAGTTTGCTCTCCAAACCATGCTCCATGATGATTTGTCGATTAACTCTAAATCCTTGGAGCTCCAGGTGCCCCATCGCACACCTGCAAGAAGTCTTTTTAATAGTGTCGAGAGATATTTTTTCATTTTCAGAATTAATCCAAGGTATAAAAAGAACTTTAAGTTTCCCCAATTTCACTTCGGTAGGTTCATAATATACAGAAATATTATTATAATCAGATAGAAGCAAACCTGGTGAATTAACTTCATTTGTGTTTTTGAAGTAAACGTCGTGATTACCGGTAATCATATGCACTTTGTAACTTTTGAGTCGGTCAAACACAACTCTCTTTGCCCACTGAAGACTTTGATAATCAATGGACTTGCGACTATCAAAAGCATCTCCCATATGAATGACTGCCTCAACACCATGCTCTTTCAGGGCAGGGAAGAAGACGTTCTGATAGAAGAGTTCAAAGTAGTCGTGGAGATACTTAGAACCCTTTCTAGCGCCATAGTGAGTGTCTGTGATGATTGCTACACGCATTTCAAATAAGTAATTGCTTTTGTAAATAAAGAAACATCGTCGTTTAGTAATCCTATTGCACGATTACATTTTCCACATAACAGTCCTCTAACCTCATTTGTTTGATGGTTGTGGTCTATATGCAGATTACCTTTCGTTCTTGTAGAACAAATGGCACAGACCCCATTTTGTCTTTCCATCATAGCATCATAGTCCTCTAAAGTCAATCCGTAAAGAGAAACCTGTTGCTTTCTATTCCTAAGTATCTTTTCTTCAGTCGTTAACGAGTGGTAGTAGATATTATTTTTGGAGTTTATTTTATCTTTGTTTTTTCTAGACCACTCGTTTCTTTTTCCGTTTTTTGACCTCTGCTTAGAGTTTTCTTTTGCACATTTGACACAAGGTTTATTACCAGATGAATATCTTTCTGTGTTTCCACACTTTTTACAAGGTTTTCCAATAAAGGTATTCATAGATTTCTATAATACTATAACTATTTATAAAATAATAGTATTCAACGATTTCTATATTGAATATTATCTTTAATAGTGTTGTAGTCCGAACTATGTCCAGAAAGCAAGCTGTCGTCAACCATCATAACCTCATCAAACCCGGTCTTCTCAATAATTTTAGTCTTGATATCCAGTTGCTTCTTTTCCTTCTGTATGCGTCTCAGAAAAGCATAGTGAATAATTTGAGTAAAATATGCAAAAGGATTCTTTGACTTTTCTGGGTCAAAGTTATGAATATATTGAACACAATTTTCAATGCCGTCAGAAATCATATCCTCACGGAACATATAGTTAACAAAGTTGGGTTTGTATGAGAGGTGTGTTGCAATCTTTAAAAAACACTCACCAAGATAATTTGGAATAGGAGGTTTTCCTTCCCACTGTTTTGCTCTTTCTTGTTTTGGTTGCTCGGTGAGGTCTCTATCAAAAGTCTTTTTGTATGATTTTTCTACCCTTGCACGGTAGTTGATCATCGCCTCCAACAACTCTTTGTTATTAACATAATGTTCTGATTTCTTCTTGGGCATAATTCATTACTCTTAAAGTATTATAAGTTGTTTTAATTATAACACACTTTTTAAGGGCTTGACAACATAGTGAATTATAAGTAGAATACCTTTGTTAGGTTTGAAGATGAGGCTTTAGCTTTCTTTAGAGTCTTCTACTTCTAACTTGTAAATATCTTCTAGTTTTTTACGAGCATCTTCTACTGAAGATATGTATCCCATTTTCTCTGATGGTTTTACTTTACCTTCAGAATTTTGACTAGAAGGACTGTAAATATCCATATCATCTTCATCTTCTAAGTAATTTTTATATATTTCAATTAACTTATCATCATGAGTTTCTGTCATGGTTAAAATTCTATCTGGTTTTATAATAAAGATATCATCAGAAGACATTTCAATCCATGATTTAACTTTGATATGCATTCCTCGATGACTATTAACAATTTTCATCGTAATGGGATTTTGAAGCATGATGACTGGATCACCTTCATTTTCATCAACACATATTAAAGACAATATTTCTTCGCCGGATATAAGTTTTATAATTGCGTAAAATTCATCTCCCATATTAGTTCTTAAGCGGTATGTTTACTATGTCGTAATTAAAATTTTCCTCATTATAGACTTTGATTCTTTCGATTAAATGATTAAGTGTATAATTTTTCCTGGATTTGTAGGATATGTCGTCAGCAATATCATAGAGTGTTGCCTTTGTCTTGTTATTGCCTTTCCTGAGTACACGTCCAATAGACTGGAGATTCCGTATTCTAGACTTGGAAGGAGAAGCAAAAATGACATTATGGAGATTCTTAATGTTAATTCCTGTACTGAATGTTCCGTATGAAGCGACAATAATCGCGTTGTCTTCCTTTTCAGTAATCTCCCTTACTAACTCTCTATTTTCAGTATCCACTCCACCATGGACAAAAAATACGTGCCTATCATCCACCCTACCGTTATTTATCATTTCGTATAGTGGCTGTCCATGCCCTTCAACTCTTGCAAATAATATGAGCGTATTACCTTTAAGATCGAGTGCCAAATTGCGAATGAACTTATTACGTCTTTCGTGATTAATGATATACTGGACTTCTTCCTCAAAGTTTTCAAACTTATGTGCAGGGTGTTTCAATAGAAGTACATTAATATCCAACTTGGCAACATGACCTTTAGCCATGAGTTCTTCGGTACGAATAATTTTATATGACGGTCCAAAAAGACCTTCCAAAACCCACTTATGCGTTTGTGTACCATCTAATGTACCAGTAAATCCGTAACGATACTTTGCATCAGCAAGTTTTGTCATTATAGATATTAAAGACTTCGATTTAAATTGGTGTGCTTCATCTCCAACGACCACATTAAATCTTGAAAAGTAATTGCGGGGGAGTTTGTAGATGGACT